CAAGTCAGGAACAGGAAGTACTTGCAGACGAAGTTAATGGTGAGATGGGTGAAGGCCAAGGATCTGAAAATGAAGGTGTAGACTTTCAGGATCAGGAAGAAGGCAGCTCTAGTTCTTCTAAGAAGCGCGAGCCAGGTTGGCAGAGGCTTAAAAGGAAAAATAGAGAAAACGAAATGGAAATTCGTCAATTGCATGCTAGGTTAAATGAGATGCAGGCCCAACGAATGCCAGAACAGAGTCACGAGGCTAATTCGTACTACAACCAACCGCATAATATGAGCGGAGGTGTAGACGAACAAATCCACAAGGCAGTGAGCTATGCGCTGGGACTGAGGGATCAGGAAGAGCGCAAAGCAAAAGAGGCGCAAAACGCGGCTCATATTCATCGGCAATATCAGGATCTGCATAGACACCTGGATTCTATGTCCGATAAGTATGATGATTTTGATGACACAGTACGCGGGCATGATGCCCCATACACTGATGCCATCCGCGATGCAGCTCTCATGTTGCCAAAGCAAGGACCAGGAAGCGCTGGTGAAGTACTGTACAAACTAGGCAAGAACTCTGAAGATTTAAAGCGTATCTCAAAACTCCATCCATTAGATCAAGCAAGTGAGCTAGTCAAGCTGTCGCATGCAATGATTAGTGGTGGTGATCATAAATCCGCCCAGCCCAGATCGATGGGCAACATCAAAAGCAACCCAGTTTCTAACTCACATTCAATTACGGACAAAACTTCTGTGTCTGAATTGCGCAGAAGAATGAAGGCGGGTTGGAAATAGTCTTATAGATAGCAAAAAGTAATTTGCTATGTGTTAGACGATCTTCGCGTATAGAAATCGGATATTTTTATGCATGAGGGATTACTCCAGCTCGTTATTACTAACAAGGATGGAGTAATCAGCGATGCCCAATCAATTTATTACAACCCAATTGGTCAGCAATACCGCATTAGCAATGTTTGCTAATAACGCACCTTATGTCATGACGGGAAGCCGTATTTATCAGGACGATTTTAATAACTCAGGTTATAAGATCGGCGATACCTTACAGGTCCGCAGACAAAACAACTTCGTAATTGGTGATGGTTCGACCGCAGTTCCACAATCGATTATTGAAACTGTAGAAAATATCACTGTAGCGCATCAATACCATGCTTTGATTGCTTACACTGTACAAGATTTGACATTGCGTATTGAAGATTTCAGCCGCATGTTTATTCAACCAGCAATACAGAACATAGTTACCCAAATGGAACGCGATATAAGTGCTGCCGCAGAGCTCCAGTTGAATTATTTTACTGGAACCGCAGGTACGCCCATCAACAGCTTCCAAACCGTGGATTTGGCCGGTGCTAAGCTTTTAGAGCAAGGTGTCAATATTTCGTCAGATGCATATCTCGCAATGACCGTTCGTGATGGTTCGAGCTTAAAATCTTCACTGCTGAATAGTTTTACACCAGTATTTAACGAAGAGATCATGCGCCAATCTGCTATTGGTCACTTATCTTATTTTGATATGTTCCAGTCACAGAATATTGTGCGTCACGTAGCAGGTGCTGGTCCTACTTTACATCAATCTGATGCATTACTTGTTAATGGTGCTGTTTCTTCTGGAAATACCATTGTATTGGATGGCGCAACAATCAGCGTTACAAATTACTTCTTGCCAGGTGATTTAATCTCTATAGCTGGTGTTAACTCAGTTAATCCATTAAGCCGTGCATCAACGGGTCAGCCAATGCAGTTTGTTATTACTGCTGCTGCTAACTCTTCAGGTGGTGGCGCTGTAACGATTACAGTTTCTCCAACGATTATTTCTGATACTTCTAGCCCATTGCAGAACGTAAGTAATGCAATTCCTGATGATGCAGTTGTCACAATGATCCCAAGCTATAACGTGAACGTTGCTTATCCATCCAGAGCATTGGACATTGTTTGTCCGCCTTTATACAAATTACAAGTTCCATACGCGAGCGTCGCAATTGATCCTGAGACAGGTCTTTCTCTGTCTGTAACACAAACTGGCGATATCTTGGGTTATCAGAACTTAATGCGTTTGGACATTCTTTGCGGCTTTCAATGGCATCCGCAATACGCAGTAAAAGTATTGTCATAAGGAAGAAGATTATGCCCCTGTGTTGTGCGTATCACGCCAAATATGAAATGCGAGTAGTCACTCCTGATGAAAGGGAGGAGCTACTTGCCACAGGGGAATGGTTTAAACATCCACAAGATGTAACTAAACAAAAGGAAATTACTGATGAAAAGCCGATACGACAACAACCCAGGAAAAGACGCCAAAATAGCGAATGTGAGACACGGACGTCTTGAATCTGAACATAGCATGAATAATGCTTTTGTTAAAAAACAACAAGCTGAATTAGCTAAGTATGCTGGAAAAGCACCAAAACTGACGCCTGATTTAATGGATTTTTGCGCTGAAATGTCTAATGACGGTATGCATGCGCAGAATATGGCTGTTTCTTTGACAAAAGGATTGGACAAAGTTGCTTTCCCTGTAAAGGGCGGTGGCAGAGACGATTCATAAGTTAAAGAAAGAACCAATGTTTGCCAATATAGGGAAGGATCCTGATGGCGCAAAATACATGGTCAGTAAATGATGTCATAACTAATTCATTATTGCTTTTAGGTGAGCTTGGAGTTGGTGAGGTCGCCGACTCCTTTATGCTAAGCACAGGGCTTGAGCTTATTAATGAATTATTGGACAAATTCTCCAGTGATAGCATCTATATCCCATTTTTGACTACTATAAATCATCAATTTATTGTAGGAAAAGAGACCTATAGTATATCGGATATGATCTTAGGAACGGATATCATTGCTGATCGTGTAGTCGATTTATCATTTGCAAATTATACAGTTCCGAGCTCTGGTATCGAGACCGATAACCAGGCTGTGAACTTTAATTTTACAGCTGATAATACGACCAATTTAATTACTCTTGCGAGTTCATCAACATCTTTTCCTACTGGCACGCCTGTCGTTTTATCAACATTTGGCACGATTCCACAGCCATTTGTCGCTGGCGTTACTTATTATGCAATCTATGTTTCTCCAACAACAATGTACTTGGCTCAGTCTGAGCAAGATGCATTAATAGGCAATTTCATAACAATAATTACTGATGGCATACCAGTAAATGTAATAACAACATATATAAGTAATAATATCGGTTTGACTGCATCATTGGTCTATCCATTGCGCATTATTAATAAAGCGACTTATTGGAATGTTGTTAGGCAATCTAATTTATTAAGTCGACCAGGATTTATATTTTTAAATAAACAAGCGCAAGAAACTTTTATTACAGTTTACCCAATTCCTGATCAGCCTTATCCGTTTAGCATACAAGTAAAATCAATGATAAATAGTTTAAGCGCGCAAGATACTTTAAATGAACTGCCGCCTAACTATTATGGATTTTTAAAATATGCATTAGCACGTAAATTTCTTGCCTATTACCCATCTGGAAATTGGCCTCAACAAAATGAAGATGAGTACCAGGACTATTACAACACGTTCAAGAATGCGAATGAGACGGATCTAACGATACGTCCAAGCGTTGTATTGACGGCTCCAGAGCCATTCTATTGGCCTAATATATTGAGTTATTAATAATGCCTATTGAAAGTTATGACATTGTTGGTAGTTATAACAATCAACGCTACACATCTATTGATGCGGAGCGCACTGTTAATATGTTTCAGTACATAGATGCTCTTGGCAAAAAAGATAAATCTTTAATCTTTACGTCAGGACTGCAAGAAACTGGGATAACTTTTATTAATGCTGTTGGTACACCGCAAACAGGTGGTTTTAGAGCTTCATTTGCACAAGGAAATTTTCACTATCATGTTATCGGTAATGGTGTGTATGTTGTTAATACAAATGATGATGCCTCCCTCATTGGGACTTTAGAAACATCTATTGGATTTGTAGGTATTGAGGCAAATCAAACTCAGATTATTTTTGTAGATGGTGTGCATGGATATATTCGGGATACAACTACTTCTACTTTTATACAAATTACAGACTCATCATTCCCGACAAACCCCATTGATGTTTGTTATTTAGATGGATTCTTTGTAGTCATATCAGGAAATACGAATCAATTTCAGTTGTCGCAGATCAATCAAGGATTGGTTTGGGGGCCTGCAAGCAATGAATTTGATACTAATATTGCTGTCTTGCCAAATCAACTGGAGATACTTGGAAGTACAATTGGTGGCCCGGGAGGAACGCCAAATTTTCAAACAGGAGTATCTCTTCAATTAACCACAACTGGTGGTGGAAGCTTAGCTGGAACTGGCCTTGCTGAATCGACAACTTATTATGCAATATTTGTTGATGCAACCCATATAGAGCTTGCTACATCATTGTCTAACGCTTTGGCTGGCATTGCTATCACTATTACAGGTGATGTGGGTACGCCAGTGCAAGTATTAAGCACAGGGCAATTGCAATTAGCTACAGTAAATTCCCATCCTGGAACTCTCGTAGCGTGCCGAACACTGCATCGCAGGATATTTTTCTTTTCACAAAACTTTACAGAAGTATGGGAAAACTCAGGAATAGGAAGCAATCTTCCTTTTAGGCGTAATAATTCATTATTGATGGAATATGGATGTGCGGCTATTGGATCTGTTGTTGCCGCT